AAATACCCCCAAGTAGGTTTTTATATTTTTGTGTCCTACTTGAGGGTATCATATCAGGATTGGCGGTATTTTTATGTTATTTTTACTGCAAAAATACTTCCCTTTGGGCGGTGGGGTGATATCGCTTACAAAAGATACAGCTAAAAATAGGAGGGTTGTCATGGCAGAAATTAGACAAGGACGTCAGACACCCACGCAATCCGTTGTGATTCCTTACTCGGAAACAAAAGGGCAGGAGGCAGCAGATCTCTATGCACAGACCGGTAATGTGCTGCTGGAATGGCAGCAGCTAATCCAATGCGATCTGATGGCAATCAACGATGAAGGGTTGTGGGTACATCAGAAATATGGATATTCTATCCCGAGGCGAAATGGTAAGTCAGAAAATGTGCTTGCACGGTGCTTGTGGGGGTTAAAACACCAAGAGAGAATATTATATACTGCACACAGAACAACGACATCTCACGCAGTATGGGAACGGTTGGACAGAATGTGTGAAAAGGCAGGGATACAAATCTCTTCTTCTTTCAAAGCTTTTGGAAAGGAGCATTTATATACACCGGATGGCGGTGTAATTGAATTTCGAACACGAACATCAAGCGGAGGATTGGGAGAAGGGTATGATCTGCTAATCATCGATGAGGCGCAGGAATATACAGAGGCGCAGGAAACATCATTGAAATACATTGTATCTGACAGTGATAATCCGCAGACAATCATGCTCGGGACACCTCCAACGGTAGTTTCTGCAGGAACTGTTTTTGTGAAATACAGGGAAACGGTTTTGTCAGGGAACGGATTCGACTCGGGATGGGCAGAGTGGTCGGTGGAATATCAAACAGACCCACATGATATTGAAGCATGGTATGAAGCAAACCCATCTCTCGGAACTATTTTGACTGAGAGGAAAATTCGTGCAGAGATTACGAATGATGATGTTGATTTTAACATCCAAAGGTTGGGGCTGTGGCTTAGATATAATCAAAAATCAGCAATCAGTAAGAATGAATGGGAAGCACTGCAAATAACAAACAAGCCGGAATTGGAAGGAGATATTTTTGTCGGAATCAAATATAGTCACACTGGCGAACATGTTGCGATGGCGGTTGCTTCCAAGACTACAAGTGGAAAAATATTTATAGAAGCGCTTGATTGTCGACCGATACGAGCGGGAAACCAGTGGATTATAGATTATCTGATTCCGATGAAGCCTAAGAAGGTAGTTGTAGACGGAGCGAATGGCCAACAGATTCTTGCAAGCGAAATGAAAGAAGTTGGATTAAAGGAACTGGAGATGCCGACAGTAAAGGAAGTTATTACAGCAAACGCAACATTTGAGCAAGGACTGTTCCAGGACACAATCTGTCATGCAAATCAGCCATCACTAACGCAGGCGGTGAGCAACTGCGAAAAAAGGATGATTGGATCAAATGGGGGATTCGGCTATAAATCAATTAAAGAGGGAGTTGAGATTTCTCTTTTGGATTCCGTGATTTTGGCATACTGGAAATGTGCAGGAAGTAAGGAAAAAAAGAAGCAGAAAGCAAGGTATTAAAAGGACATCCTACGGGGTGTCTTTTTTGTATAAAAATTACCGATACCACCGGGTTAAGTGGGGAAAGGAGCAAAAAATGAGTGAATTTAAAGTGATTGAGACACAAGAACAATTTGATGAGGCGATCAAAGAAAGGCTCACAAGAGAAAGAGAAAAAGTGGAAAAGGAATATGAAGGGTATTTATCCCCAAAAGATGTGCAGGAAAAATATGATGGATACCTTTCGGCAGATGCAGTACAAGAAAAGTACAAAGAGTATTTATCCCCAGAGCAGGTAAGAGAAAAAGATAATCTCATTAAGAAATACGAAAAAAATGAGAGTAGAGTGAAAATTGCGATGTCTGAGGGGATTCCGTATGAGCTTGCAGGGAAAATCTCTGGAGAAACGGAGGAAGAAATGAAAAAAGATGCAAAAACACTTTCTGGATTTTTAAAAAAGAATAATCCATATCCGGATTATGATCCAGAGCCAAGTGGAAACAAAGATTCAAAGCGAGAAGCAATGAGAAAAATGTTAAGCAATTTGAAAGGAGAACAATAGTATGGCAGCAGAAAGAGGAAATTTATTTGATCCAACATTAGTGACAGATTTAATCAGCAAAGTAAGAGGAAAATCATCTCTTGCAGCATTATCTGGGCAGACACCAATCCCTTTTAACGGATTGAAAGAATTTATTTTTTCCATGGAAAAAGAAGTGGACATCGTAGCAGAAAACGGAAAGAAAACAGAAGGTGGAATTAAGGTAGAGCCAGTTAAAATCGTACCGATCAAATTTGAATATGGTGCACGAGTGTCCGATGAATTTCTATATGCGACAGAGGAAGAGCAGCTTGAGATTTTAGCGGCTTTTAACGATGGATTTGCGAAAAAGGTGGCAAAAGGATTGGATCTTGCGGCTTTCCACGGAATTAATCCAAGAACGGGAGCGTCATCAAACGTAGTGGGAACAAATCACTTTGACAGCAAAGTAACGCAGAAAGTGACTTATACAAAAGGTACGCCGGATGTGAACTTAGATGCTGCTATTGCAGCGGTGCAGGGAGCGGATGGAGATGTAACCGGAATGGCATTCTCTACTGCATTCGGGGCAGATATGGCAACAGTAAAAGAAAATGGAGTGCGTCAGTATCCAGAGTTTCGGTTTGGGGCATCCCCAAATAGTCTTGGAGGCATGGCAGTCAGTGTAAACAATACAGTTTACAATGCAACTGTAAAAGATCACGCGATTGTTGGAGATTTCCAGTCGGCATTTAAATGGGGATTCTCAAAAGAAATCCCGATGGAGATTATCAAGTATGGAGATCCGGATAACTCTGGAAAAGATTTAAAAGGATACAATCAGGTGTATATTCGTGCAGAAGTATATATCGGATGGGGAATCCTTGTACCGGAATACTTTGCAAGGGTGGTCGAAGGGGAATAATGCGGTACAGGAATAAAAGAACCGGAATTGTAATCGACATTGAAAGCAAATTGAGCGGCGGCGATTGGGAAGAGGTAAAAGCCTCTTCCAAATCACCGAGAAAAAAGGCTGGTGATCAGAATGGAACCATTTGCGACAATAAATGATGTGAAGGAACTTTGGCGAGAAATGACCGAAGAGGAAACAAAGAGAGCAGAGAAGCTGCTTAGTGTCGTATCTGACTGCCTGAGAGTTGAAGCGGATAAAGTAGGAAAAGATCTTGATGCAATGATTGAACAAAAGCCTTTTTTGAAAAGTGTGGCAAAATCGGTCACGGTAGATGTGGTTGCCAGGACACTTATGACTTCGACAGACTCGGAGCCGTTGGCGCAGGAGTCCCAATCGGCGCTTGGCTACTCTTGGTCCGGTACCTACCTTGTTCCTGGAGGGGGCTTATTCATTAAAAAGTCAGAGTTATCGAGACTCGGGCTGAGAAGACAAAGGATGGGAGTGATTGAGCTGTATGGCGAAGATACAAGGGATAACAGTTACATTAATCAATAAAATTGAAGCAGGAAAAGACGGTTTTGGCCATCCTGTTTATAAAGAGAGCCGAGTGAATGTGGGAAACGTACTTGTTGTTCCTGCCGGAGCAACAGAAATTGTAGATATGCTCAATCTGACGGGGAAAAAAGGAGTCTACAATCTAGCTATTCCGAAAGGAGATAATCATGTTTGGGAGGACCAGAAAGTTGAATTTTTTGGAGAACTTTGGCAGGTAATTGGGTTTCCGCAGGAGGGGATTGCCGATAACATCCCGCTTTCCTGGAATCAGAAATGGATGGTGGCACGCTATGAGTAAAGTGAAAATCGTCTTAAACGGCAAAGGAATTGAAAAAATGATGAAGTCGCCGGAAATGATTGAGATATGTGAAGGACATGCAAACAATGCACTGGCAAAGCTTGGATCCGGATACGAAGTCACAAGTATGGTGGGAAAGACTAGATGCAATGCGGAGATAGCAGCAGTTACCAAGAAAGCGAAAAGAGACAACATGGAAAATAACACGATATTGAAGGCGGTGGGTGGAAAATGATAGAGCAAATGGTACGTGATTATCTGATTAGAAAGACTAAAATTCCTGCATTTATGGAAAAAGAGCCTGATATGCCTAAGGAATACTTTTTGATTGAAAAAACCGGAAGTGGGAAAGACAATCATATCCGACAAGCAACCCTTGCGATTAAGTCATACTCCACATCTCTGTATCAAGCAGCCGTCTTAAATGAAAAATTGAAAGCAGCAATGGAAAACATAATTGAAATCAATGAAGTGAGCAGATGCAGCCTGAATAGCGATTATCCGTACTCAGACACGAGTCGGAAAGAGTATCGGTATCAGGCTGTTTTTGATATTACACATTATTAAGGAGGAAAAAGATGGATGTTAAGAATGTAAGTACCGGTAAGCCGAAAATCGGAGGAGCAGTATACCGGGCACCGCTAGGAAGTAAGCTGCCAACAGATGCGACAACAGCGTTGGATCTCGCGTTTAAGGAGCTTGGATATTGTTCGGACGATGGTCTTACAAACACAAATAGTCCGGAGTCAGAGTCACAAAAAGCATGGGGCGGTGACACCATTTTAAATATGCAGACAGCAAAACCGGATACGTTTAAACTCAAATTGCTTGAGATTTTAAATATCGAAGTTTTGAAAGCTGTATATGGAGAAAAGAATGTAACCGGCACATTGGATGCAGGAATCACTGTGAAAGCGAATAATACAGATTCGGAGCCTTGTGCTTGGGTTGTGGAGATGATCTTAAAAGGTGCACTAAAAAGGATCGTGGTCCCAAATGCGAGCATCTCAGAGCTGGGAGATATTGTATATAAGGATAATGAGGCGATTGGCTACGAAGTCACACTCACTGCCGTGCCGGACAGCGATGGACAAACACACTACGAATATATCAAGAAAGAGGGAGTTTAATGATGATTACAGGAAAAATTACAAACGGATTTGAATTTGAAGTAGAAGAAGATCTCATGGATGATTATGAGTTTTTGGAAACTCTTTGTGAGATTGATAATGGAAATGCAAGCCTGATTCCGGCAGTAGCTACGCAGTTACTTGGAGTAGAACAGAAAAAAGCGCTGATGGAACACATCCGGGGAGAAAACGGAAGAGTATCATCGCAGAAAATGGGAGAAGCGATTGGAGAGATCCTTACCAGCTGTGGACAAGGAAAAAACTCCTGATCCTGGCACACATGATTAATACTGACGAGGATGCATTGATTTGCGATCTCGCAGAAACATATAAAATTTTTGATTATAGGTCGTTGCCGTGTAAAATGGTTGCGACCTTTTCTTGTGGGCTGGGAGATAACTCAAGAATCAAGATGAAATTGGCTGATACAAAGATTACGACAGAAGAAATGCTTTTATCGGCACTCGTAGATAATACAAAACTGCTTGCATGGCTAAACAGCCAAGATGGAGCGAATGGAGTAAATAGACCGGAATCTCTTTTGGCGATCCTAACCGGACAAGCGGAGAAAAATGACAATGTAATGGCATTTGAATCCGGAGAAGACTTTAAGCGAGAGTGGGAAAGACGAACGGGAGGAGCATAAATGGGAACAGAACTTGCAAAAGCTTATGTGCAAATCATACCGTCTGCCAGAGGAATAAAAGGAGAAATATCGAAACAGATCAGCCCGGAAGCAGATTCAGCAGGTAAGTCCTTCGGCGGCGGTATGGTCGGAGCAATCAAAGGTGTTATCGTGGCAGCCGGAATCGGAAAGGCAATATCTGCATCCATTAATGAGGGGGCTGCATTACAGCAGAGTCTCGGAGGGATTGAAACACTTTTCAAGGACAGCGCTGATAAAGTAAAAGAGAATGCAGCTCAAGCGTATAAGACCGCCGGTATGAGCGCAAATGAATACATGGAGATCACGACCAGTTTTGCTGCAAGCTTGCTAAGCAGTACCGCAAATGATACATCTAAGGCGGCAGATATTGCAGACATGGCAATGGTTGACATGTCAGACAATGCCAACAAGATGGGAACCAGCATGGAACTCATCCAAAATGCATATCAGGGATTTGCGAAGCAGAATTACACCATGTTGGACAATCTTAAGCTTGGGTATGGCGGAACAAAGACCGAGATGGAGCGACTACTTGCAGATGCACAGAAGATTACAGGAGTCAAGTATGACATCAGCAACTTGTCGGACGTTTATTCAGCAATCCATGTCATACAAGGAGAGCTGGGGATCACAGGAACAACTGCAAAAGAGGCATCCACAACCTTTACCGGATCATTTCTGTCCATGAAGGCAGCTGCGAAGGATCTGATTGGAAATCTTTCCCTGGGAAATGACATACAAAAACCATTGCTTAATTTGCAGGAAACGGTAAACACGTTTTTTGTAGGTAATTTTATTCCGATGATCGGAAATTTTATAAGGGGAATACCAGCACTCATCGAGCAGGGAATGACGATGATGTCGCTGAATCTAAACTTATTTGCGAATAATGCAGATCAATTTGTACAGCAGGGAATCCAGCTTGTAACAGAACTGGTTACGGGAATTATCAGCGGACTACCGTTTTTGATCGAAGCCGGATGGAATCTGATTACCGCACTCGGGACAGCGCTATTAGAAACTGACTGGATGGCGGTGGCGCAAGGCTTGATTACAAATCTGCGTACAGGTTTAGACGATGCAGCAGGGCAAATACTTGGGACAGATGGAAATATAATCGGATCAGTAATCAATGCAATCATTACGAATTTACCGCGTGTTTTAGCAAAAGGAACCGAAATTATTACGAATGTCGTACAAGGGATTCTGTCCACGCTACCAGTATTGGTCGGTGCAACAGGAACGATGATCACGAGTTTCCTTGATAAAGTTACAAAAATGCTCCCTTCTGTTCTGAAATCTGGAGTCAATATCCTTTTAAGTGTTGTGAATGGGATCTTATCAAATATGCCTGCATTGCTTTCAGCGACTGGCACGATGGTAACGAATTTTATTAACAAAATTCTGCAGATGTTGCCATCTATACTGCAGAGTGGTATGCAAATGCTCTTAAATGTAAAAAGCGGAATTATAAACAGCTTACCTGAAATAATTTCATCTGCGGCACAAGTAATATCCTATTTTATCAATACAATAGGGCAAAATTTGCCAGGTATCTTGCAAACTGGTATTACGATTTTAGGAAATTTGGCCTCAGGTATCGTACGGGCAATCCCGGATCTTATCGCGCAAATCCCGCAGATTATCAGTAGTATCATCAGCGTATTTACAAATACAGACTGGTGGTCTGTCGGCGGCAACATTATAAGTGGTATCGCATCGGGATTGGCAGGAGCTGCAGGGCAATTATGGGATGCTGTAAAAGGTGTCCTTGGGAACTTTAAAGACCAGGTTCTTGCATTCTTCGGAATTCATTCTCCATCTCGCTGGGGAATTTGGGTCGGAGAAATGATCGATAGGGGATTTGCAAAAGGAATCGAAACAAACCTCGGACCGATCAGAAGATCAGTGAGTCTGATGGAAGGAACCGTAACAAAGCCATTCGAATCTAATTTTGAGTACAACGGAAATATTGGACGATCCGGAGATACAACAATCAGAGAACTTTTGTATGCGATTTTAGCGCTTTTGGAGATGATCGCAAATAAAGATCCTGAGATAAAAGTGTATCTGAAAGATAGAGAGGTCACAAGAGCACTAAAAGAAATGGGGGTTGTATTTGCATGATAAAATATAGGGCATCCAGCGGAAATGAATATAGCCTCTATGCGGAAAAAATGAGGGCAACAGAGGGAAGTTTCCATAAGTACTCTTGGAAACCAGACTCGAAGCAGGCGAAACTCGGAGAAATTCTCAAAGATTTTACGAAAGAAGCACAAAGCTACGATATTACGTTGCAATTTAGAGGAGAGCTGTCTGAAAGGAAAGCCCTCCTCGATAGGTTGCGAAATGACTTTGAAAACGATGTGGTAACAAAGAAGCCGGGGCGCATGTACTTTGGTGATTATTGGATTGATGGATATTGTGTAGAATCGGAAACAGGGGTATCGAAAATAAAAAACACTTGGTCGCAAAACGACATTATTTTTTACTGCCCGTATCCGTTTTGGTGCCGCGAAAAAAAGATAAGTTTTTATGCATCCACTCAGCAAATCGTCGATGAGGGGACGAAAGAAGAAAACGACAATATTATTGATAATTCAGTGCTGGATCCAGATTACAAGTGTGATTATCCAAGGAAATATCAGACGAGATACCGACCGGCAAAAAAACGGTATTTGAGAGACTACCGGTATGATTACTATCATAATCATCAGCGGGCGCAGCTGAATAATGATCATTTCGCCGAAACAGATTTTAGGATGTTAATCTATGGTCCGTGCACGGAACCGAAAATCTGGATAGGTGATCATCTGTATCATATGGCAGCAACCCTATATGATTCCGAGTATATCGTGATTGACAGTAGGAAGCGAACCATCGTGAAATATGCAAGGAACGGCGTGCAGGAAAACCTTTTTAATAAAAGAGATAAAGAAAATTATATTTTCAAAAAAATTCCAAACGGAAAAAGTGCGGTAAAATGGAACGCAACATTTCCATTTGATGTAATACTTTTCCAAGAGAGGAGTGAGCCGCCTTGGAGCTACTGATCACAGATAAAGACTGGATAGAATTAGGATATTTTGAAGATACTGCAGAAGCTGATATTGAGGTTGGAGATTCCAACGATTTTGAATTAATACTACCGAAAATAATTGCAAAAAAATATGAAATTGCCGAAAAATGCATTGTATTTGTACCTGGAACGGAGTTCGGGGGACTGATCGAGGATACCGAAAGCATAACATCCGGAGAAAACATTACTTTTCGTGGAGGCGCATGGAGAAAATATTTAGAACAGTTGATTATAGAACCTCCAAGCGGGCAGAGCTATCTAACGGTATCCGGAGATGCCAACAGAATTTTGAAACAGGTACTAAACAAAGGGACGGGACTACTTTTTGAGGTCCCGGATTATACCGCCGGAATAAACATCTCTAAACATCAATTCCGGTATATAGATGCTCTTACGGGATTGACGGATATGCTTGAGAAACAGAATGCAAGATTAGATATAAAAGCTATGCAAGGGGAAACCGGAGAGCCCTGCAGGATAGTGATACAGGCCGTTAAGCAGGAAAACTATCAAGAAGAATTGGAATACAATGGGGATGATAATATTGATGTCACAACGCGTGCGTGCAATGGCAGAATCAATCATTTGATCTGTTTGGGAAAAGGAGAACTTGTAAACCGAATAGTAGTACATTTATACGCACAATTAGATGGAACTGTCGGAACAAAGCAATATTACAAAGGAACAGAAGAGCGCACTGCGATATACGACTATTCATCCGGGGAGAAGGAGGACTTAGTAAAAGAAGGTACAAAAAAGCTGAAAGAGCTAATGAATTACAAAGAAGCAAAGATGACAATTTCTACAGCAGATCTTGAAATCGGAGATATTGTTTCTGCCAGGGACCGTGATGCAGGAATACTTTTGAGTCGGCCGGTGGAAAGGAAAATATTGCGTTGTGAAAGCGGAGAAATGAGTGTTGAGTATAAGCTGAAAGGAGAATAACATGGCTTTAGAATTAGTAACAGGATACTGGGGTATGGAGCACGTGACAGCAGAGCAGGATGCAGATCTAAATGCTGGAATCATCGGCTCTGGAAACTACGTCCTAAATATCGGCGAAAAGATGCGTGCAGAGGCGGTATCTGCGAATCAGGTCCGGATCTTTGACGGCATCTTTATGGCATACGGAAGACAATGTATTTTAGGGGATGGGGAATATGAGGATGTAACAATCGAAAACGGGACACCGGGGCTGCTCAGGAACGATATGATCGTTGTGAAATACAAGAAAGACGAAGAATCTGGGAAGGAAAATGTTACATTTGCAGTACTTAAAGGAGAAACCGGAAGTGTTGCGAAAGACCCGGTACCGAATAGACAGGACATCCGAACAGGAGCATTTGAATCAGAGGTGCCGATGTATCGAGTTAAGATCAATGGACTTGCCATCGAAAAAATAGAGGCACTATTTGGCATCCCTATGACAAATGATGATTTGTCAAAGAAAACATCTGATCTGGATACAAAAGTAAAAAAAATGTCGTCTGCACTAGGATCCTTCGCTTATTGGGATAATGTATCAACTGGTGAAAGTGGTGCGAAATCACTTTCTATGAGCCGTTCGATGCGCGCAGATCATATGTATCTTATATTTGTGCGCCGACTTAATGGGAGTAATGAAATACATCCTCCTTATGGTTATTTGCTATTTATGCGCAGTACTGGGTGGAACTTCGCAGTAATCGGAAGTGAAAACGAAGTTACAAAAAAAGATATAAGTAACGGTAAATTAGCTCTTACTTTTAAAGATACCCAATGGACACGCATGACCGTATATGAGGTAATGTAGCACTCTTTTATTTTTTAAGATACAGTTCGCTCACATTAATACCAGTCCCTTCAGGGATTTGTACGTTTGGTATAATCGTTACTTGTCCACTTTGGTCAATTTTAAAGTTGAATGATTTTAGTTCATCAATTGTGATACGCCGATACACAGAAAACAAAGGTGCACTGGAAGAAATGCTAAACGGTTTGTATTCCGTGCCTTTATTTAGTGTGGTTTTAGTGTTGGCGCTTATTCTAAACCATACCAAATTGCCATATTCCACAACCTGCGCAGTCAAATAGCTACCCTCGATAGTTCGAGTTTTGACAGCTAATTGATTATTTACTTTTTTTAATCCAATGGACAAATCATCATTTTTTATATAAATCGAAAGGAGATGATAACATGAAACTATTATTTGCAGACGGACAGACATTGAAAGTACAAGCAATCTCATCGGAAGATGGGAAACTGCATGTAAGTGTCTTAAACAACTGCTATGAGCAGCTTAAGCATCTTTTTACAGATGCGATCACAACAGCAAGAATCGAAGTTGAAAATGATCAAGGGGAAGTAGAAGAAACATTCGAAAATTACACTGTCTTTTCATATATTAAAGAAAATTCAGGGAAGATTTTCGAAGTAGAGATGGAGCAGCAGGGAAAAGATACCGAAACTCGTCTTGCAGAAGCAGAAAAGCGAGCAGAACAGGCAGAAAAGGAACTTACTGCAACACAGTTAGC